CCATTCACGGACTTGCAGAAGCCGTGGAAGTCAATGTCGTTGACCTTGACACTAACAAAGAACACGGATCGCTTCTGTGGTTCAATGTAGGACTACGCAATTCCTTGAAATCTAAAATCGGGCAGAAGGTGTTAGCCCGCATCGGCCAAGGCGCTGCCAAGCCTGGCAAATCGGCGCCGTGGATTTTAGTAGATGCCACAGGCGATGCCACCGCTATCGCCAAGGCAAACGCCTATCTCTCGGCAACACCTGCGCCTGTGCCTGCGGCAACGCCAACGGCGGCGCCTGTCGGCGGTGGCATCACTCCTGAAGTAGCCGCGCTCTTGGCGCAGCTTGGGGCAAAGCCGGTCTAGTTGTAAGAAGGTGAATGAAGTTTCCTTCCGTCGCTTCATTCGCCGGTCATGCCATCACTGACGCCACCTTTCCGTCGGTGATGTGGAGAAGTCGCAAGGTGCGGGCAACGGGGCGCCGATGGGTGCAAATCCCATCACTTCACAAGTAAAAACAACTAAGGGGGTCTTGTGGCAACATTTGAAATCCATCACGGCGACAATCGTGATGTCTTGAAAACTTTGGCCGACAATAGTGTTGATTCTGTTGTCACTGATCCGCCATATGAGCTGGGTTTTATGGGCAAGAGTTGGGATGCATCAGGCATCGCATTCAACACCGAAGTTTGGCAAGAGTGTCTGCGCGTTCTCAAACCGGGCGGTCATTTACTTGCTTTCAGCGGTTCTCGCACCTATCACCGAATGGCAGTTGCCATTGAAGATGCTGGTTTTGAAATGCGCGACCAGATTATGTGGATTTATGGGAGTGGGTTTCCGAAGTCATTGGATATTTCAAAGGCCTTAGATAAACAAGAAGGAATTTGGCGCGGTCGTGCTGGAAAAGTTGTATCAAACAACGACGCAATGTCGGGTGTCAATTATGAAAGAACTCCGAAAGGGCCGCCATATACGGAAGAGGCAAAGCAATGGCAGGGTTGGGGAACCGCACTCAAGCCAGCGCACGAACCCGTCGTTGTCGCTCGTAAGCCGCTCATCGGCACCGTCGCCGCCAATGTGCTGACCTATGGCACAGGTGGGTTGAACATTGATGCGAGCAGGGTTGCGCATTTATCCGAAGCAGATAGAGCAAGTGCAACACCGCAAGGCAAAGTTACAAGCAACAAAATGGCAGGAGCTACACCAGATGTTGAAAATTTAGGTCGCGTGGAAGTTGAAAGACCTGATACTTCACTTGGCCGTTGGCCCGCCAATGTCATTCACGATGGCAGTGACGAAATTGTTGAGTTGTTTCCGAATAGCAAGGGCAATGGCTCGCTTGGTGGTGGTGAAGGTGGCATTTGGGCAACAGGAAATAAGCAACAAGTTTCTCCAGGCTACACCGACAGCGGCAGCGCCGCTCGCTTTTTCTACTGCGCCAAGGCAAGCAAGCGCGACAGGAATGAGGGGTTGGATGGCTTTGAGGCGGTGCGAGTTCACGATGGTCGGCAGGAAGGCACTGTCGGTGGCTCTAATCCGAGAAATCGCTCTAACAATTATCGGCAAAATCATCACCCAACAGTCAAACCAACCGACCTTATGCGCTATCTCTGCCGCCTAGTGACACCGCCGAACGGCATCGTTCTTGATCCCTTTATGGGTAGCGGTTCCACCGGCAAGGCGGCTATTTATGAAGGGTTCAACTTTGTCGGAATTGAAATGACCGATGAATATATCCCTATCGCGAGAGCTCGCATTGAGTTTGCCGTCAATGAAATGGCGGATAAGTTGTTATGAGTCGAAGCAGTATTGAAGGCGCCATTGCATCTATTCTGTGGCGCTGTTATGAGACTTCACTTCCTGACACTCCATTTCGTATGGCAACGCTCATCGCATCACAAATGCGCAAAGAAGGTTATTTAGTAAGCAACGATGATCCGTCAAAGGTAGAAGGAAGGGAGAGCCTGTGCGATGTCGCCATATTTTCTACACGCTAGGAGTTCCCATTTGCCCTGACTGTGGGCGTGATACTCATGAAACAGATTTTGCGTTTCAAAGAAAGTTGCACGAAGAATGGATTGAGCAAGGCAAGGCAGATTGGAATATCTGTCCACAAGGCGGAACATTGAGGGGATGGTGGTCAATCTAAATGACGACGGGGGAGCAAATGGGAAGACAAATACTTATTGGTGATGTTGTCGAGCAACTGAAGGTTTTACCAGATAGAAGCGTTGCGACAGTGATTACATCTCCACCTTATTGGGGTTTGAGAGATTATGGAACTGCTACTTGGGAAGGTGGAGACGAATTTTGTGATCATTCTCAATTTCTTGGTGGTAATGGCGAAAAATCAAGCAAGCAAATCACATCTAATGGCACACAAAAATACCAATATAAAGATATTTGCAAAAAATGTGGCGCGAAAAGAAAAGATAATCAAATTGGCCTTGAATCCACGCCCAAAGAATATGTCATGGCTCTACAGAAAGTTTTTTCCGAAATTCATCGTGTGTTGAAAGATGAAGGCACACTTTGGTTGAATTTAGGAGACTGTTATGTTGGGGGTAAAGGCAAATCGGGTCAAGGTTCACCAGAATCTCAACAAAGGCGTGCTGATGCTGGAGAATCATTAAATAAGCACTATCAACAAATGGGCGGAAAAAATTTGACGCGAGCTGTTGATAATATGAAAATAATGCGAGAAAACGGATTAAAGCCAAAAGATTTGGTTGGAATTCCTTGGCGTGTTGCGTTGGCTTTACAAGATGATGGTTGGTTTTTGAGACAAGACATTATCTGGGCAAAACCAAACCCGATGCCTGAGTCAGTGAGGGATCGCTGCACTAAAAGTCACGAGTATTTATTTATGTTGACAAAATCAGCTCGTTATTATTACAACCATGAAGCCATTAGAGAAAAAGCAGTAACGGGGAAATGGGAGAAAATGCCGGCAATTGGTGGTTTGAAACATCAAGAAAATGGCAATCACACATATTCGGGAAATCAACCTCCCAATGATGGTAAAAGAAATCGTCGTTCAGTTTGGAATATCTCAACTCAATCTTTTAAGGGCGCTCATTTCGCAGTGATGCCTGAAAAACTTGTTGAACCCTGTGTTTTAGCTGGAAGTAGAGAAGGCGACACGGTTCTTGATCCTTTCATGGGTAGCGGAACAGTAGGCGTAGTAGCGGAGCGTCACAACCGTCAGTTCATTGGAATTGAACTTAATCCTGCTTATGTAGATATTGCAATTGCTAGACTTGATGCGGCAAGAATGCAGGCCAAGAATGATAAATAAAATTCTAAGAACGGCTCTTGAGTTCGCTGCCAACGGCATCTGCGCCGTTCCTGTGGCAACCGACGGCTCCAAGAGACCTGCACTGACAAATTGGAAGCAATACCAAGACAGACTTCCCACACCTGAAGAATTGTTGACCTGGTTTTCCAATGCCGAAGGGGTCGGTGTCATCTGTGGCAAAGTCTCAGGCAACTTGGAGATGTTAGAGCTTGAAGGAAGAGCAGTTGCCGACAAACTACATCTTGACTTGAAAGAGATGGCTCACAACGCAGGTCTATCTGATGTGTGGGATCGAATCAATAATGGTTATGTTGAAGTCACTCCATCAGGTGGTTTGCATTGGCTCTATCGCATTGATGGCGAAGTTCCAGGAAATACTAAACTTGCCCGTCGCCCTGGTGAAAATGGCGGAGTGGATGTTCTAGCCGAAACTCGCGGCGAAGGCGGCTTTGTCATTGTCGCACCGACCAATGGCACCTGCCACCCGTCAGGCGGAGCGTGGTCAATGCTGGTCGGCAATGCCAAGTCCATTCCGACGCTGACGGTTGCCCAGCGCGATCAACTACATAAACTCTTTGTCACTTTTGATGCCATTCCTAAGAATGATGCCATTACTGAAGACATCAAGACAAAATCCGAAGGACTCACACCAGGTGATGACTACAACGCCAAAGTCACTTGGGAGCAGATATTAGAACCTTTGGGTTGGTCAAAGGTTTATACAACAAGAGACAAGGTGAGCGCGTGGCGTCGGCCTGGCAAGAACGATGGCATCAGTGCGACGACCAATCACGCTGGCAATGATAAGTTCTTTGTCTTTTCCACCAGCACTCAATTTGAAGCAGAACGCTCCTATTCCAAGTTTGCTATCTTCACACTTGTCGAACACGGTGGCGATTTCACCGCCTCTGCCCGCGCCCTTCGCGCCCAAGGCTACGGCGAGCAACGCAAGGAACTCACAACGCTTGAAGTCCACTCACCTTCTCTTGTCCAGCTTCACGACGAAGAAGGCAACCTGAAAGACTCGTCGTGGATACCGAAGCAAATCGGAGAAACCGAACTTGAGCAGGAAAGTCCACCTTCAATGCTTCGCAGAGAAGACGGCAACTGCCTGCTCTACGCTGGCAAAATCAACGCTATCTTTGGTGAATCAGAATCAGGCAAGACTTGGATTGCACTTGAAGCCATACGCCAAGAGCTAGAAAAGAACAACATTGTCTTCTATCTTGACTTTGAAGATTCGGCTAGGTCTATTTTGAATCGTCTCAAGACCTTGCGTGTGCCAACAGATAAGTTCAAACTCTTCCGTTATGCCAACCCTGATGAGCCTTTAGGTGAAGGCATCGGTGAGATTATGCGGACAGAGATTATGGCTTACCTGCCAACTCTCATTGTCGTTGATGGCGTCAATGCCGCGATGAATCTGCTTGGACTAGACCTTGAGAAGAATAAAGATGCTACTCATTTCTCACAGAAAGTTCTCAAGCCACTGCGCATCGGCGGCGCCGGTATCTTGACCATCGACCATGTAACCAAGTCCAAGGATAACCGTGGCAACTACGCCATCGGCGCTCAGGCAAAGAGAGCTGACATTGACGGCGCGGCATTTGCCGTGTCGGTGGCGATGCCCTTTGGCCGTGGCATTGACGGCGCCCTTGACATTACCTGCACCAAGGATCGCCCTGGCTTTGTCCGCGCCATCTGCCCTGACGCCAAGACCGTTGGCGTCGCCAACTTAAAGAGCAGTCCTGAAGGTTTTATCTCGGTGAGCATTTCAGGTGGAACTGTCAAAATATCTACACGAGAGCAGAAGATGGAAGCAGTCTCAGGATTGCTCGCAAGGGTCGGCTACGAGTTAGGCCGCAATGAGATCGCCGAACATCTGCGCAAGGAAGGCATCCCAATCTCCAATGACGAGTTGAAATTTGTCATTGAAGGTCTAGTTGCCAATGGATTTGTGACCTATCGCAAGGATGGTCAGAAGTATCTTTTCGGTCATCAAGAGCAATTCTTTGCCAACGATGTCAAGCCTTGGAGTCCAAATGTCTAACTGTTCCGCCGTTCCGATACTGTTCCGACGAATTTCTCGGAACACCACGACCAGACCGACCAAACTGTTCCGCCGTTCCCCCTCTTTAGAGGGGAACGCGGAACAGTGGAACGGTCACCTTCGGTGGACTAATGAATGCTGATTTTAAGCCCATCAACTG